CCGTGCAGCGCGGCGGCATCGTGAATCTCTTTCCCGCCCGTATAGTGATCGAGCGACGGGACGCCGTGACCGTACATCGATCGAAGGCGACTGTTTAGGTACTGCTGCGCCGGCTTGAGATAGCCGGAAGCATAGGCTGCGGCGGCGTCCTCGCGGGTCTTCGCATTTTTCATGCGCGCCCAGACCTTCGGATAGTTCGTGCGCAGGTTCCACGCCGCGAAGCGGCTCTGCAGCGCAGGGTCTCGCCAATCGGCGCCGGGATAGTTCTTCTGCAACCAAGCGGAATAATGGTTCCACTCGGTGCCGCCCTCTTGATAGAGACCGTGCGCGAAGTGTGCCTCGCCGCCGAAGTGCGGCTGGTCCGGGTGGCGAAGATTAGGATTGAAGGACGATTCCTCGCCCACGTTGTACATGACACCGGCCGTCCCCGTGTCGCCCATTCCGGCCTTGCGCCATTCGTTGGCGGCAATCGCTGCAACGCCCTGCTTGCCGCCGGCGAGGCCCTTTCCATAGCCGCCTGAGCCCGCCGGGACGTTCCCGGCGCCACCCATGCCGCTGCCGACACCCGCGCCGCCGCCGTAGCCGCTGCCCGGCGAATACGACGCCTTGACGACCGGCATTCCACCCGGAGTCGTCTGCACCGACGATTTCCAGAACATGAAGAACTGCATCAGGCCGTCGTAGGTCCCCTTCTTCGTGGCATCCTCGGCGGACTTCTTGTCGCCGTAGACGCTCCTATGCAAGCCCTCCATCGTTAGTGGTGAGAGTTTGCCGGCAGACGGAGCGCCGAACACGCTTTCACCCTTCCATATTCGCTTAAGAACCTCCGGAACCGGGTGAGGGTTATTCTTCCACAAGTGACTAGGATCATTCGGGTTGAACCAGTTTTTCTCCTTGCCCTCTGTCAACTTTCCGGACCACTTATCCAGGAAATGTTTTAGATCAATGACATCCTGCGCAACCGCCCCGATCGCCGCCGCTGTGACATTGATCACTTCTACGGTGGTGCCGCCGAAGGCGTGGCCGAAATCGTTCTCCACGCCGCTCAGCGTGTTGCGCAATTTATTGAGCGACTTGTTAATAGTCTCAGCAATCGCGGCATCGTATGGATGTTCTTTCGTGAAGTTGAAGCCATCCGCGATGGCGTCCTGAATCTGCTTTGAAGTGCGCGTCGCCAGTTCCGGAGGAAGCTTCAGAATATCGGAATAGAACCGGCTCGCTTGATCTTTTGGCATATTAGGATGGGCGGCGAAATAATCGAAAATTTCCTTGAACTGTTCGTCGCGCGTCACGCCGGGCTTCATCAATTTCACCCCGAGCTGCGCATAGGCGCCGCCGAGATCGTTCCAATTTTTGACGGCAGTCGGTGTTCGTCGCGCCAGCTGATCCAAACTGGCCCCGAGATTGGCCATGCTCTGCTGCGCCGCTTCCGGCGCAATGCCGAGGTCCTGGAACGCGACCGTCATGGCGCGCACCCATTCTGTCGACAGACCGGCGCGCTTTGAGGCGTCCTGCAGGCCGTAATACGACTGGCCAAGCTTCTTGACGGACTCGACAACGCCGGCAATTGCACCACTCACGGAAAGCGTCGTAATCCCGAGCGTCGCCATCGCCGGCGTGAACGCCGAGGAAATCGTATTTCGCGCCTTGTTGATCGATTTGTGAAGTTCCTGATAGGCCTTTTCGTGATCCTTTGTCTGCTTGGTTCCTTCCGTATGCGTGCCCTTCACCACATCGCCGAGCTTCCGCATGCTCTTCTGCATTTCACGAAGAGGGCCAGAGTAACGATCAACCACTTCGGCGACGAGGCGCATGGTCTCAGTTTCGGACATCGCAATTTTACCTTTTTATTTGTCGAAGACACTGGCTGGCGGGCCAGTCACCCCCGCCAGCCAGCCATCTCGCGCGCCACGTCCAAGGAGAAAACCGTGGCGCACCATCACGAACCGCCGAGGCTGCAAAACTGCGGCGGTTCGATTCGTGTTTCCGCGCCGTTGCACGGATACGGCGCAGACGAAATCATCATCCCGCAGCCCGAACGTGCGACGGCGAATTGAAATTTCCGGGAGCTTTTACCGGCGTCGGCGCCGGCGCTTTTCCCGACGCGAGAACTCGGCGCCATGCATCAGTAGCAGGCGCGCCCATGCCGAATTCTCGCAGCCCGAATTCGGGAACGAACGGGTATTCGCGCGGATCGTTGAAGGGGACATCGCCACGAGCAATTACCGCCGCGATGAACGCCGGTCCGATTTGGCAGCCGCAATCCGCGCGTTGCGTGCGGAGAACTTCTTCACCTACGCCGACCCAATATGAGAGAGCATGTTTTCGATCGAGAACGTCACTTCGCGAGATGTAGCCGAGCGCGCGGAAACCGGCACAGAATTGCCGGAAGTACTCTGTCTGTTTTTCTTCTGCGCGCGGGCCCGAAAAATCCGGCGCACAATCCATTTGCGCGAGGCGCGCGATGGCTATTTTCATCAACGCCCGCAATTCATTTTCAGTCGGCACGGTGCTGGTCTCAACCATCGAGATCGGCACGATGCGGACGCCCTCATCGGCCGGCGCTGGCTTCGTGGGTTTAATCGCGGACTCGCCGTCAAGATTTGCGACGCGAGCTTCGAGCGCGGTCAAGCGCTTTAGAATTTCTGCTTCGTTTTGCATTATGTTTTCTCCAAAATGCCGCGGCGTTTTTCACCGCGCGCGAGGTGTTCGAACGGTGAGGACATCGTGTCCGGTGAAGACCGAAATTTGGCGATGATAACCAGCGCCCGACGATATTCTCCAAGCGCGCGCTCCGCCGCGTCGGCGCGCTTCCGCAGCGCCAGATTTTCCGCGCGCAGCGCGACGCTCGCGCGGTCCGGCTGCCGACTTTCAACAACTTTCGGCGGCAGCGCGCGGGGGGCGGCGTGACCCAACCTCAAAGAAAGGCGCCGCGCATTCTCGATAAAATTATGAAAGTTTGACACCTAAATTTCACCGCGTCGTTTTCTTCCGGCGAGGATGATCTGCGCGGCGAGATCGCCGCGCTCACCTTCGACCGCTGCCGTGGGCGGCTCTTCGCCGCGCGCTTTGGCCGCGGCAGCGATAATGCGCTTCGCCATCGCTATCGCCGAAAGCTCGGCCGCTGACAATTCGCTCCTCGCCGGCGACTTGCGCGCCAGGGCGGCAAATGGTGAATTGGAATTTGACATTCGAATCCTTTCTCTATTTTTTTTATTCTAAGCCGCCGCCGCGGCTTCGTCTCGTGGAGCATCGGGCATGTCTCGTGTGGGCGAGACCACACGACCAGACTGGATCAGGGCTTCAAGTAGCGACCCCGAGATAACCCAGACTCCGGAAATTTGACGACCAATTCCAAAGTCGACGGCCCACCTTCTCACCGTTTCATCGGATACACGGACGAGGTCGGCGGCTTCCTTGGTGCCAAGGAAGGCATCGGCCGTGGACGCGGCTGCGGCGCCGGGCGCACTTTTGCGCTTTATCACTGCGGAGAAAATACGACCGAGCTGCTCGTCATCAAGAACCGAAAGGGTGTTCAAGAGCCTTCCAAATTGTCGGTCGTTCAATGCTTTGGCCATTCGGAATTACCTCGCCAACTTGCTCGCAAGCGATCGCGCGGCCGTCGTGATTCCGGTCGCCGGCTTTTGCGACGGGGCGGTCGATACCCGCGGCGCCGCCAGGAGGTCTTCGATATCGCCCTGCCGATGCGGCGTTGGCGTTTCCCGCTCGGCCTCAAGCTTTGCCCAACTCACGTCCGACATGCCGTAGACGCCGTATTTGATCGCGGCGCCGGTCGCCTGCACCAGCGTGTCGAGCGCTTCATTGTCGATGGCGTCCGGCTTAACCCAACGGAACACATCGAACCCATTGCGCTTGACTGCCACTCGCCTTTCCGAAGTCAGCTCCACAAAATATTCGTCATCGAGCCCGGAGGGGAACGCCACAAAGCCATTCGAAAGTGGATCATCCTTGGCGAGATCACGATACAGCGCCATCTTCAGGACAGAGACACCTAAATGATAAAACCGCTTCGAGTAGCGAAGAAGCTTTCCATGTTTGTCGCGCTCCTTCTTCACCCGTGCGAGTCGAGGTGCGCTATCGTCTCCGCGACCGCGGATCATAATCAGCCTCGACGATGGATGATGCCGCGCAAAATCAAAAACGTCTTCGGTCCACGCATTCCCATCGATCGCCGTCATTTCGATCCCGAGCTCGTGACCGAATCCGTTTTTCCATTTTCGCGCGAGAAGCAGGTCGAGGTTGCGCCGGCAATCCGGATCAGCGACATGATTTTGGATGATTCCGAAATCGATCACAAAGCGGCGATAGTCCCGACCAAAGCCGACCAATTGCCATTCGACGCGATCGCCCTGGCAGTCGATGCCCATCATGAGCAGCAGCGCGCCGGCAGGAACCGTGCCGCGAACGTAGGGTGACTCCGCAGCGCGATCGCGTAATTCCTCCCACGCCCGCGCCTCGCCGTGCGCGCGATACGGCTTACCCGCTGTATCGTTGATGAAGGTCCGCTCAGCGGCCGGATCGCCGCGGTTCTTGAGCCATTCCTGCGCGATGCGCGGCCAGCTTTGCAGGTAGGAATACGCACTCCAAATCCAGAACGATCGATGCTCGCGCATCGCCGCCGGGTTCTTTGCCCGCCATTGGAAGCCGGCGAGCATCTGCGGACGGTGATGTTCCTCGATCAGCGCGCCGCAGGCTTCGCAGGTGAAGTGGGCATCTTCCGGCTTCGCCGGATCGAGCCCGGCCAGCATGTTGTCCCACTCCAACACCTGCATCGTCTGGCAGTGCGGACACGGGACGTAGGGTTCCTCCTGGCTACCGGCCTCGAAATCCTTACTGATGCGACAGCCGGGAATGACCAGCGGCGTCGACACTTTGAAGATCTTGGCAAACTCGATGGCGCGCGATCGGTTATCGGCCTGCGCTTCCGGATCGCCCGCAGAATTCATTTCCCATTTTGCCAGATCATCCTGCACCTGGAAATGGATCGTGACTTGCGACAGCGAGGCCGGCGAATTGGCCCCGGTGATCAGCAGTGTGGCCAAGCCGTCCTTGCGCTCCTTGTAGCCGATCGCATCAACGCCTTCGCGCGTTCGCTGCGGAAATTGTTCGCGCACCGCGGCGGTCGAGCGCATCATCGGCGCCAGCTTCATCTTCGACCAGCGGCGCGCGTTGTCCTCCGTCGGATGTGCGTAAAGGAAATTGCCGCGGCCCATCACCAGCGAGCCGCAGGTGAAGATGTTGGCGACGGTCGTCTTGCCGACCTGTGCCGACCCCATCAGCGTCACGTAGCGGCAAGGATCATCTGGCGACAGCGCGCGCAATATTTCGTCGAAATAGGGAAATAGGGTCCGGTTGTAGGGGCCGGGGAATGATCCTTCATCGATGGACACATTCGCTTCCGCCCAAGCGAGATAATCGATCGGCGGCGGCGGTTCGAGCGCCGCAGCCATTGCCTCCATGGCAAGTCGGACGGGATTTGCGAGTAATGTCATAGGATCTCCGTCGATAAACTTTCCGTGTCATGAATTTCGGTGCCGTCAAGACCGACCACGTCATCATCGGCAATAAGCACGGGCAGCGCGGCGGCGCTTTGCCCCGTGCTTTTGCTGTTTCGTGCTCTAATTCCGCGGAAGGTTTCCCGAAGAATGTGTAGGACATCCCGCGTAGTTAAATTTGCGCCTGGCGCGGCGGCGACCGCCGTGGCGAATTCGTAAAGCGACGAATCGAAAAGCGTCATCAACCTACCGCACGCGTGGCCCAACTCGCGCCGGCTCTCATCGGCCTTTACGTAAATTCC